GCTCGTTTTTTGTTGGTGTAAAAAAAGTGGGTATTATTGATTTGACTATTTCACAAATACTCCATAAACTAGTTACCTCGCTATTTGTAATAGGTATACTTCCATCAGCAATCATTATATCATTAATTAATTTTCGTATAGCAAACATTTCGTCTTCTTCAAAAATAGGTTTCCAAAAATCTGGTTCAACGTCTGGATCATATCCTGGTTCCGATGGTAAGTCCATCGGTATGTTTAAATTTACAAATGGTTTAGTTTGAGATACTAAGTGTTCTGGCACAACAATTTCTTCTGGCACAACAGTTTTTTCTGGCACAACAATTTCTTCTGGCACAACAGTTTTTTCTGGCACAACAATTTCTTCTGGCATAACAATTTCTTCTGGCACTTTCATTAAATTATCCATCTCATTCATTTGATCTTCTGATAATTTGTTAGTATCAACCCTACTGTCTAGTAAAAGTTTTACAAGTTCTTTATCTTTTAATCTTATTGCTTCTGATAATACAGTTACATCTTTAACATAATTTGTAAGATTAATATCTGCTCCATAGAATATAAACTTATTTAATAATATCCTTCGTATTTTCATGTCACGTATTTTGTCAAAAATAACAACTAATGGTGGAACTAATCGTTCTAAACTAGAAGGAGATATATATTTATCAACAGGATCGCCGTATTTATTTACTGGAATTAATGTATTTATTCCATTTTTATTGCCTTTCAACCCTTGATTGAATTTATCTATTGCTTCTTTTATTTTTTGTTGTGTATTTTTATTAATTGCATTTTGTAGAGCAGTCAATGAATTCATAAACATTTGTCGGAAATTTAGCACTTGTGTTTTATCATAACCTCCTCTTAACGTTCTAGTATTTCGTATAGTCTTTCTATTATTTCCTTTTCTTCTAGTCTTTCTATTCTTTCCTTTTCTTCTAGTCCTTCTTATTGTATTTATTATAGTTCTTCTTGTCATTGTATAATATATTATGACAAAAATAATTAAAAAAAGAACCCTTTTCGCTTCTTAGTCTTCTTGCCTCTTCTACGCTTAGACTTGGTCTTAGCCTTAGTCTTTGCACTATCTGTCATATTTGATACTTCATCCTTTCCCTTATCGTTATCATTGTCCTTATTCGTGTCCGTTGGTCTATACCGTAAAAACCATGCGTCATATTCCGGCTTCCCCTTTTTATCTTTAAGTTCCTTGAATTTTTCCGCCTTTTCAGCACGCATTTCTTCAATGGTCTCCTGATGTCCCATACAATTGATTGAAAAACGCCGCAAAACGCCCTTTTGTGATAGCCTATTTTTGGTCTGAACCTCAAATAAATACTTTGACATACATAAAATCCGGTCTTTATCATAATACGGTCTATCGGCATATAAAAATGCTAAATAAAAACTCAACATGGTATCTATTGTGGCAATTTTAACATCATAACCGTTTTCCTTTACAATATTGTAACTATGACATGCTAGTGGCTCGTAAATAAACGCAATCGTGTCGTTTCCAACACGGATTTCATAATGTGGGGCAATAATTTCGCCAACAGAAGGCCTCTTAATAATTTTAACATTTTTAATATGAATATCACCCAATCGTTCTCTTATGATTTGTGCTGTAACCATTGGTTCCTCAGACAATACGTCAAAATCGGGGATTTTTTGTAATTTATGCTGTAATTGTCTTGGCATATATTTCGCATAAATAGATATCGCATACCCGCCAAAAAATACGACACCCTGGTCTAATAATGTCTTCTGGACATTTTCGTAAATTTCATCCGCCTTTTTTTCATTTTCCATGTTACGCTGAAAATTCACATGCGAACACTGATTTGCAGTCAATGGATAGTTTTTATTTAAAAGAGTGAGTCGTTTCATTACCTTTTCCCATCGTGACACATCGCCTGCTGGACGTGATAATTCTAAATACATTCCCATACGAAGCAAATTGGGCGGTGCGTAAAATATGCCGGATATTTTAATTGCCTCCTTTTTAATAGAGTTAAACAACTCTTTGGGTAAAAGAGTGATGTCTGCTACAGGAATAAAGTTGACAAAGACCTTATATGTGCCAAAATGTTGACCCGATTTGGCTTCCACCTCAACAAAACCTTCCTTAACATATAGATCCGTCAGTTCTCTGGCGTCATTTAAAGCATTTGCGCTATAAAAATCATAATCTGGAATTTCTATATCTTTGTTATAAAATTGGTCTTGTTTTGGCAATATATTATTAATCGCGGTTCCGCCGTAACAAATAAGTTTTTTTTGTCTTATAAAGTTTTCCACAATAGTAATAATTCTTCTAATATCAGGAGAGTTGGCCTCTTTACGCCCTTGACGTTCTTCTGCTTTGTCAACAGCGGCACGAAGAATAGCCAATTCGCAATCTTCAAAACTCATTTGTTTATCACAAATTTCTTTTTTCATAGTAATAACTATATTATATTTATAAAATATAATTTTTTACAAATATAATTCTTTCAAATATAATTCTTACAACACCTTTTCGTTTATTTATTACACAGGCAGACTGTAAAATTCCGATTTAACTTCTCTTGAGTCGTAAAATAATTCTGGTTTTTGTTCGGGTGGAGGCGGCAATATTGTTATTATTTCCCTAAGGTTAGGTGGTTTTAACACAAACGCGTGTCCTGCTTCATTAAAAAACGCGTCATTTTCTTCAATATTTGTATCCACCATTTGATAACGCATCGCCAACATTTGGCAGCCCATTTCACGCATAATAAGCGAACTCGGGTTTTCCGGGCTAGGGCCTTTATTTGGTATGCCAATCGTCACCCTGGTTCTGTTGTAGTTTATTAATTCATCGGGTGTCTGAGTAAATTGTATATCGTCATACCTTAATACCTGCATAAATGTAGAATTACTTGTCATATTTACATATTCATAGAAATTGTCACAATCTTCGCACTCGGCACCAGTACACAAGCATGTTGGATTGCTTTTATCCACAATTACGGCAATTTTAGCATTTTGACCGGATGATTTACAAAGAGCGGATAATTTTGTCTTTCCAAAATTATGAATATTGTCGTTTTTATCTTTCATTTCATTGCTATATGCTGGGCCTAAAAAGTAATTATTATTGTTTTGGAAGATCTGTGCCATTTTCTTGTATATATTTTTATTTTCACTCTTTATTCGCAAATGAAGAATAATTGGATCGCCAGAGTTAGGGGAGATATCTGTAAACGCGTTATTTATAATTGTATTCATAACATCACTAAACTTAACATAGTTAAATGTTTCCTTAACACAGTAGTTGTCCACCGTAGATGTTGCCACAACGGGTTCATCATTGACTGAATAAATCTCAAAATCAAGCCCACGGACGCCTTGTTTTAACAGGTTATTTAACGCGCACAGTGAAACATAATCGTTACGATAATCGCCTCCACTGCAACAATTGTATGCCGTTTTGATATAGTAATCGCGCAATGAATATCCGGTTTCAATCGTGTTTGTGATGTCTACGTTTTTCTCACCATAAATGACATCCATACTGTCGCAATTGCGTTTGTTTTTGCCTTTTGACATTCTAACAAAAATACCAATCCCAATCAAGGCACCAAGGACACCACCTGCAAGAGCACCTGCGCGATCCATCAGTGCTTGTCCTACAATGCTCAACATTACTGTAATAATAATTATAATTGATATGCCGCCAATGTTGCCTGCTCCGTTATAATAAAAATAATAAAGGAACGCTATTATAATAATAAACATTGTTAGAAATGTCATGAGAGTAACTTGAGTGCTGTCGCTCATATTTTTTAACCGGTCTACGGAGGTTGATGCTGCTTGTTGTATTTGTTGTATTTGTACATTAGGTTTAGATGACGACATTATATTATCTTTATAATATATTATTTGTATAAAATAAAATATATTTTTATATTTTTATAGTATTAATATTTATACCATTAATATTTATACCATTGATAATTAGTTAAAAAAATAATATGTTAGTATTATAATTACAAATAATGCCAGGAGGACTTATGAATCTTGTATCTGTTGGTCAACAAAATATTATTTTAAATGGCAATCCTTCTAAAACGTTTTTTAAAACAACTTATTCGCATTATACAAATTTTGGTTTACAAAAATTCCGAGTTGATTTTGAAGGTTCTAAAACATTGCGGTTATCGGAGGAATCCACATTTACATTTAAAATACCTAGATATGCGGATTTGTTAATGGATTGTTATTTATCTGTTGCGTTGCCAAATATTTGGAGTCCAATTATGCCGCCGAACCAAGACGCGGATGGAAATAGTTATGGGTGGGCGCCATATGAATTTAAATGGATTGAAAATTTAGGTGCTAAAATGATATCAAAAATAAGCATTACATGCGGTAATTATACGCTTCAAGAATATTCAGGTGATTATTTATTGTCGGCAGTTCAGAGAGACTTTACCAAGGACAAAAAGGATTTATTTGACGTAATGACTGGCAACGTGGCCGAATTAAATGATCCGGCAAATGCCGGTTCACGTGTTAATTCGTATCCAAATTCGTATTACACAGAGGCATTGGCCGGTCCGGAACCATCCATTCGGGGTCGCATCCTATATATTCCGCTAAATAGTTGGTTTGGGTTAAAATCACAAATGGCATTTCCCTTAACATCTCTCCAATATAATGAACTACACATAGTTGTAACAATTAAACCAATTAATCAGTTATTTCAAATCCGTGATGTCTTTGATTATACATACAACTATCCTTATGTGGCACCCAATTTTAACACATGGTATATGCAGTTTTACCGATTTTTACAACCACCGCCAAATGTCGGACTTGCGATTGATTGTTATACCGATATAAGAACATTATGGAACACCGATATTCACTTGAACTGTACGTATTGTTTTTTATCCAATGATGAAGAGCGAATGTTTGCTTTAGAAGAACAGAATTATTTGATAAAACAAGTTCACGAGCAGAAATTTTATAATGTAACGGGTCCAAATAAGGTTGCTCTTGACTCTCTTGGCATGGTATCCAATTGGATGTTTTATTTTCAAAGGAGCGATGCTAATTTAAGGAATGAATGGTCCAATTATACAAATTGGCCTTACAATTACATGCCTCTTGACGTAGTTCAAGCACCGACAAATGGGACGTTTGTGATTTATCAAAAAGATGCGAGCGGGAATCTTATTGAAAATTTAATAGGTCCTGGTCTTAATCCGGATAATAAACTGACAGGTTTATTAATTACCTCAAATTATTCAAGGGAAAATGACAAGCAAATATTGGTTGGGATGGGTATTTTGTTAGATGGTTCTTATAGAGAAAATATACAACCAGCAGGTATATATAATTACATTGAGAAATATAATCGGACTAGTGGAAATGCCCCACCTGGATTGTATTGTTATAATTTTAGCATTCATTCAAATAATTCAAATTTACAGCCATCGGGGGCAATAAATATGAATCGGTTTTCTCAAATAGAGTTGGAATTTACCACAATTATACCACCACTTGACCCTTTAGCACAGAGTCTGGTAATTTGTGATCCGCAGACAGGTGATATTATCGGTGTTAACAAACCAACATGGCGTATTTATGATTACAATTTTAATTTGACATTGTTTGAGGAGCGTATTAACGTGGTTCACTTTGTTGGTGGTAATGTGGGGCTCATGTATGCGACTTAAATCCACCTTTTCCACCTTTTAAAAGGTGGAGTCAAAATAATATATATAATTTTTGATTTAAAGACGCATTTCATTAAAAGCGGTCGGTCCAATATCATAGAACAGCCCGGTTACAGTTTCAGTCGTCTTGTAATACGGGGTGTATTTATATTTATCAGGATTCGCAGCATATTCGTAAGACAATTGGTCGTTATTTATGTTTACAGTCGCATTATATTCGTCTTCCCATACAGGGATTCCAGTGTAACCCCGGTTAATAGTCGCGTTTTCATCTATAATGTCAGCATTTGAACTGACAT